CGGCAGACTAGTGATTTGCATCTGTATCAGGTAATATAATCATGAGATGCAACTTAAGTGTTGGCGGGGAGGGTTCCGTTGATCCGTCCGTGCTTAAGTCATAAAAGTGTTGTAAGAATCTACAGAATAACAAAATAAATTCCAGAAGCTTATGGCTTCGCAAATTTTGAGTGGGATGTTGGCCCGTCCTCGGACTGGTAGTCTGGAGGAAGCCAACACTTATAGGAAGTACGCAAGTGTACTTAGTTCTGAAGCGGTAGTGAATGGTGCTCACGATGTTAGCAACAAATTAATCCAATATGAAATTGGAGTACGTCACAAAAGTGTTCAGGCAGCTTTGGTTGGATCAGAATTAGATAGATCCTGTCCGGTTTTAGCCTACAACACTTCTAATGTTTTGTCCGACTTGTTTTTGACTTTGAGCAAGAAATTCTCGAATTTCTCTCACAATTTTGAAGCTTGTCATTTGAGTGGTGTGGTAGAACGCATAGCAAAGGGTTTGGCCGCTGACAGCGCTTATTCTGAAGGTGTTAGGGCTCGTGACCTTCTAGGAGGGCGTGGTTTACGAGTTCATGCTCTGGGCAACTATTTTGGTCCTATTAGTCTAGTGAAGAAACGGTGTTCGTACCTCGTTTGGTAGATGGTTTGTTGACACCGGACATCTTTAGTATTTTAGCACATGCTATTTGTGGTGAAGGAGGTATAGTGGCTACAGACATCTGTGAAGTTAATGGACAAAATCGTGAACCGGTAATATTTGATGTAACAGGTTATGCTTTCGCTCCGGCTTGTGTAGATACCTTGCGACTTTTAGGTGCTAATATGGCAGCAAGTCAGCAAGGCGACTTATTTGCTTTAGCTGTAGTTCGAGGTATCAATAGTGTTTTGACTTTGGTTAGTCACAGTGATGAAGGAGGAATTTTACGTGATGTTCTTAGAGTGGGTGGCAATAATGTACCTTTTGGTGGTATTCATACTGGCTTGATGGATTATACTGGATTACCAGCTTTGGCTTCTGACGAAGGCAAAACTATTGCTGGTTATGTGGATAGTATCCTTTTAGGTGCAGGTGGTTTGGTAGCTCATTGTGATCCGGGCATTTATTATAATGGCAAATGGTTTCCAACTGTTCTTTGTGGTAGCAATCAATCTGATCCTGAAGTAGAATCTGGTATTGATCAAGTTGGGAACAACAGTCATGCTGCCAATAACAGAGTGGGCTTGTTAGGTCAAATCGGCAAGTTCGGTGATATGTATTGTAAAGCTTTGGCTAAAATGTTTGGTCTCGCTGAAGGCAGTAATTTGGCTTCTAAGTGGCTTACTAGCAGTTGTCAACATTTAGCTTCTGACAATCGTCACTTGCGTTTCAGCAGTGTAAGTCCATTTTATTGGGTTGAGCCAACTAGCATCATACCATATGATTTTACTGGTTTTGTAGCAGAGGTGGAAGGTTTTGCTTCTCTCTGCACACGAAATGTTTACCGTGATTTAAGTGCTTGGGAAGGAATCAATGAACAACCAGAAACTGATGGAGTTCACGGCAATTATTACGTTAGATTTCGAGGAGCTAGATCTTCCCCTTATCTTCATCATTTCTGGGGTCATGAACGCGATGGGCTAGCTTTTATTCATCCTAGACAGATGGATCCAAGTGGTATAATTCATCCAGGTAAATGTGGTGAACAAACTTGTCGAGAACGTATTTTAAATGGGGCTAGTATTGCTGATTTCTTATGGGTTCGAGGCCAATCGCCGATTTGTGCTCCTGGAGAATTTCTGAATTTGAATGGAAATATTGGATTAACCGTACGCCACAAAGTTCTTTTGGGTTTGGGTGAACTACAAGAAGCGCACGTACCATCGTTACGTGAATTTCGGGACTTACGGATTGGTTTTATGGTTAGTGCTCCTTGTGGAATTATTGCTGGTAAACTAAGTGAATGGACAGTTAAAGCAACTCGAGCTAGAACAGCAGGCGCTAGAGCTTTAGCTAATGCTAATCGTTTGGCCCGAGCATTGGGTGTGTCTCATATTGAAGATATGCCTATCATGTTAAGTTGCCCGGTTGACGTTAATCGTTTAGAACCAGCTCATACAGCTACTGAAGAACCCGTCACTGTTGTGGGTGGTACTGATCAACATATAGTACCCTCTGAGTCAGCGCATGAAAGAAATGAAGGCGTCATTAGCAAAGCAGTTCCGGTTAAAGCAGTGATGGCTATGGACAGTAGTAAAGGACCTTCATACGTAGTAGGACGCCCGATGGGAGTAGGCGTTGGAAGTGCGGAATCCGCACGTCAATCTGAGGTTATGGCAAAAACACGTACTCTAAGTGTAGGAAGTGGAACAGGCATGGGTCCAACGCCGGTCTTATCTACGGCTCAAGGTGATCCTGGTCCTGTTCCACATGTTTAGTGCGTAAATCAGGGTTTTACTGTCATAAGCATGGATTACCGAAAGACGACAGTAGAGCTCTTAATCTCCATGATTTAGGTGACTACATGAGGCGGTTATTGAATAGTGTTGGTTTTAATAGTATTTTATTTCGTGATTTGAGCAGTATGCGTCAAAGCATGTATTTAGATAGTTTGGATGTTAGTTTACAGGATATCAATGTGGCAAAGCCTATAGTTGTACTTGATAATTACCTGGGTGGTGGAGATGTAGGATGTGCTGTTTGTGAAAGCTTGAAACCTTTAGAATGGAGAATCGATGACGTACGGGAAGTGTTGTGTGCTATTTCTTTACTGCTATGTAACCCTTGCCAACAATTGAAATATGATGAGCAGTTTTTACGTCGATTTACAGTGCGTTATTTTTCTGGTAAATCTGAATCTACTCAACATAGTCGCTGCATTGATCGTGACACATACAACAAATTACGATTAGAAGTGCCACATAACCTGTTGAAATATAAACATGGCAAATGGCGTTTATATTTTGATTTTCATCAAATAATTAGACATAGGGCTTACCGTGAAGCTTACTTTCCAGTGAAACCTTTCACGTTTGCAACGACTAAAGTTAATATTCGTCTGAATAGTTTAATAGAGGGTTTTAGAGATGCAGGTTGTCTGGGAGGCGTGAAACTAATGTTAGAGAAATGCAGCAAGTATACATTCTATGAAGATCAAATATGTAGCTTGCTGTTGTTATGGTATGGCCTTCGACCTGATGGAAACGAAATTAGTGAAGTTTATCCCATCCAATGTATAGTTTCTTCCGACAAAGTTAAAGATTGGAGCACTATGTTAAAAAGTTTGGGCTGGAACGGTTCTAAATTGGGTGCCAAGTTGACAGAAGGTAATACTCTACTAGGCCGCGGTGTCGCGATACCTGACCTGGTAGAAGAAACAGCAAAACGAGCAGACAAAAACTGGTGTGATTCGATGGTAGTTGATTGTGAAGAAATGAAAATGAGAAGGGTTATCAGGTCTATTCTTAGTGATGAATTGAGTGGCGGACTGTTATCCTTTGAAAGTTTAGATGATTTTTGGGACAGACGTTGGAGTTGGTGTGTCAATGGTTCGCATGTGCGGCTTTACGACGCTAGAGCAGGAGTTAAGGATATCAGTCATCTACCGTCTAATGACAAATTTTATCGGCGTATGTTCGCTGAGGCTTGTGAAAAAGAACCGATATCTACATGGGACGGAACCGTCAATGTAGGAGCAAGTGTCAAATTGGAACAAGGCAAGTCTCGAGTGCTATTCGCTGCAGACACGATAAGTTATTGTGCATTTGAACATCTCTTAGGTCCAGTACAGAAAGCGTGGCGTGGTCGTAGAGTTATATTAGATCCGGGAGAAGTAGGTCAGCTTGGCATGGTAAAAAAGGTTAAAATTAACGATGCTAGTGGTGGAGTGAATGTTATGTTAGACTATGATGATTTCAATTCACATCATAGTTCCAACGTTATGTCATGGTTGTTCGACGAGCTAATCACAGTTGTAGGTTACCCTACTGACTTAGGTTCAAAGCTAAGTAATAGTTTCCACAATACTTACCTAAGATCTTTGGGCACTCACCTACATTGTAAAGGTACTCTAATGACAGGTCATCGAGCTACCAGTTTCGTTAACAGTGTTCTAAATGCGGCTTACATCCGTTATGCTATAGGTGAAGTCACATACAATAATTTGTATTCGATGCATGTTGGAGATGATGTTTATATGCGACTACCAAGTGCGGCAGGAGCGGATCAAATATTAAAGTCTTGTGTACAATTAGGCTGCCGTTTGAACGCTTCTAAACAAAGTGTGGGTCGTTACACAGCTGAATTTTTACGTATGGCTATTACGCCCACTGGCGCCTATGGTTACTTGTGCCGTAGTATTAGTTCTTGTGTGAGTGGCAATTGGGCTAACGATATGCGGTTGAATGCTAGAGAAGGTCTTATGTCTATGATTAGTAGTTGTCACGCTTTAATAAACCGTAGCGGAAATGTCGATTATAGCATAGTTTTAGCTCACTGCTGTCACGCAATAACCAATTTTAATATACAGCACATTCAACAATTGCTAAAGGGAACAGTGTCACTAGGTAATAGTCCTAACTTTGGTGTCAACAATTCTATGGAGGTGATGGATTTAGTCGAAGAAGGTAGTAGAGGCAAGCGGTACCACATAATTAAGGACTGGTTTGCATTTGGAACAGATGCTTATTTGCAGAAAAAAGTGACTCCTTTGGAGCGGGAAGCAATGAATTTGACAGATCGTAGCGTACGGTCGGCTATGTTAGAGTCTTCATACAGTAAGGCGTTGACAAGTGATACGGAATACGATATATCTTACAAGTTGGTCTGGCGTAAAGCTGTTACTATTGTGGGGGCTACTGATGCAATGACAATTATAAATCAACCTACACAACGAGGTATTTTAACTAAATATCCCATATTGTTATTGTTACGACCTTATTTATCTACAGAAGATACCAGGCATCTTCTGAAGTTAGCGGGCTGCACTGACCAAAATCATGTAGCTCGTGTGGCCTGGGGAGAAAGTGATCATCCCAGACGTTTTCAAGGAACGTTTAGTTATGCTGATGCAAGTGTTTTAAGTAAAAGAAGCGAAAACACATTGATTTACAGCAACTATCCGGTAAATTTCTAGGAAATGTTTGCAGAGGAT